TTGTGCAACATCAAATATAAGAGTTACATTTACTCTAATTAAATTCTTGCATGATAGTTCTGCACACGCAAGTAAACCATCAGGTGTACACGGAACTTTTATAGTTGCAGATGTTGGAAATTTAGTTGCAAGTCTGATTCCTTCTTCTATCATTTCGTTGGAATCACCAACAACTTCCATACTTATATCTCTTAACCCTATATCTTGTATCTCCTGATATACTTCCTCTGGATCTCTTCCACTTTTACGAATCAAAGTTGGATTTGTCGTTACACCATCAATCAATCCAGTGCCATAATACTTTCTAATTAACTCTGTGTCTGCTGTGTCTAAAAAAATCTTCATTGATTCAAGTAAGTTTGTCATAGTAATCCTTTTTCATGTATCTACCAAGGATATTTGAATTATAATACAAAGGTGTGCCGTCGGCAAGCGATTCCATGAGTACATTATTTAGAAACAGTTGCCTTGTCTCTTCGTAGTTTACTTTCCCTAGTGTCTTATGTAGGCTTATAATTTCTCTTCGGAAATTGTCTTTTCCAAGGTCTCTAATATCTTGTTTAAGCTCCTCAGAAGATCCAAAGTATCGTTTCCAGTCAGACTCTGAGGTGACTCTTCGTTTTCCTCCTTTGGGTTTTCTTTTTTGTACGAAGTATTTTCTTCCAATATATTGTTTTCCTGTACAAAGGTTTGTGATTCTGTAGACAAAACCGTAGTAGTCCCCAATGTCATCAGAAGTAAAGGGTAGACCGTTGTAAAGCCAAGGATTTTCATAGTCAATTTCCAACATATATCATACTATGATATTTCAGTTATGTTAATTTTATATTTTTTATTGTCTTTATTGTTTATAACATATAAATCATTTTCACCACTTATAAATTCCCAATCGCCCGTAGTTCCATCAATTGTATTATTGGATGCAGTTTTATTCTTAAGATTTAAATGTCCTATTGTGCTTATCATTTTTACGAAAAGGTAACTCTCTTGTTATATATTCAAGTACAGTGTTATTTATAGTAGAGTGTCTATCCCATATTTTTCTTCTATCATCTTTTGATGGCATGTAATTATATGATTGAAAGTCAATAGCATATATTTTATTTTCAGAATCTAAAACGATAAAATTATCATAATAATAATCACAGAAAGTCCAATCACTATTTCTCTCAACCAAATCCTTATAAATCCAACTTCTATATTTTTCAACCGTCATCCCCATTTTTCTTCCTTTAATATATTCAACTCTTTGAGTAAGAATATTACCATTCACTTCATACTCGAACTGAGGTATTAGTATTCTTTCAAATTTTTCTTCTTTCAACCTCTCTAACTTTTCAATCATAATTTTTGTATTATCATCTGTAATACAATCAATCGTTTTTATAAATTCAAATGAAATATCTAAATTTAGAGAGGAATTAATTCTGCTTTTGTGCTTCACTAAGTTTTCATTATATAACAAAGTGCATAATATGGAGGTCTATTATCAAATGCTGTGTTCATCGCACCACCTTGATTACCAGTAGTAGCTGGTAAACTATGATTATGATTTCCTAATGAATGTCCAATGCTGCCACTAACTGAGTGAGTATGACCCCCTGCATTACCAGTAGAGTTATTTTGAAAAACTCCCCCAACTTGACCATTACTTCCAACGGGTGTACCTGAATAATCATCATCAGATACATCATTTGGTTTTGAGTAGCTATGATTATGATTGCCTGGATTGTTTGTAGATCCACTAAATGAGTGATTGTGACTTAAGTTTGTATTACCAACAGTTCCTCCTAGTTGGTGAGTGTGAGCTGGTAAGTTCGCAGTTCCTAAAAGAATACTTGATGAACCACCAGTATATCCTGGCTGATATGAACCACTTCCAGCAGCACCAATAATAAATCTAGCAACTAAATTAGGAGTGTTATTGTTACCATCACACAATACCCAACCACTTGGAATCGCATTTGCAGCACCATTCCACATAATGATCATTCCAGTTACAAATAAACTAGATGATGATAATCTTGCATCAGGAATCGTCCCTGCATTTAAGTTACCAGCATTACGATAATAAGAACTATCTTGTCCATCTAAAACATCAGCGTCTAAGCCAGATCCTGAACCATCATTTCCAGAACCCCAGACCGTACCTGTGTTATGATTTAAAGTTACTGTTCCAGCATTATAATTAAACTTCAAGACATTTGATGCATTAGTATACATACCAACATGAGAGTGACCGTTTCTATGTAAACCAATACCAGCAGTTCCCGAAGTGGCTCTAACTTCTATCTGCAAGTCATTATAATAATTTGCTGGACTAACAATATTTCTATCTAAAATTAATACCCTATTATTATTTGGATTTAAAGTTAAAACACCTGTAATTGAAGCACTACCATTCACAGTCAATCCAGTCAGTGTTCCGAGAGATGTAATACTTGATGCAGTAATACCACTCGCTAATGTACTACCACTTAGAGTATTTGATGTTGGGAGTGTAACTTCAGCCCAAGTTAGACCACCACTGACACCTGTATTACATTGTAAGAATCTTCCGTTTGTGGGAGAGTTACTAATTTTTAAATTAGCTTCATCTATAACATTATCATCTACGGTTGCACTTAGAGTTACATTACCAGAACCATTAAACGACTGTGCGTTTGCAGTTATCTCTCCACTAACACTAAAGTCTCTTGTTGTTTCTAAAACTGTTGCAGTTGCAGCGTTACCAGATGTGTTTTGATTACCAGTTTGATTGACACCTGGCAGATTAATATTAGCAGTACCATCAAATGCAATTCCACCAATCTGTCTTGATGTAGCTAATTTTGAAGCAGTAGCAGCATTACCAGACGTATTTTGATTTCCAGCCTGATTTACACCTGGCAGATTTATGTTTGATGATCCATTAAATGACACTCCACCAATAGTTCTTGATGTTTGTAACACAGTCGCAGATCCTGAGTTACCAGATGCGTTACCAGTTACATTTCCAGTTACATTTCCAGTCAGATTACCTGTAACATTACCTGTTATGTTTACTGTGGTGATAGTATTAGTAGATGGATTATATTTTAATGATCCGTCTGTCTTAATATTATTATTACCCGATGAAGAGTCAACTAAAGTTATAAATCTTTCTGCGTTGGTATTACTATCATCATTAACTGCAACCTGTGAAGCAGCTCCTGCTGAAAGTTGTGCTGCATTTATCCATCTAGTGTCAGTACCATCTGATGAGAGAACCTGACCACTACTTCCAAAATTATTATCTCCATCTCGTAATTGGCCATCTAATCTAATCGTACTTGAGAACCTAGCAATATCACTAAACGTACTTAGTCCTGTTACACTTAGATCATCACTAATTTGAAGACCATAAGTAGCGCCGTTAGCAATAATACCATCAATAGTATTTTGTCCGTCACCTATACTAGGGTCAATATAACTTCTCCAATTAGCCATTAGGACTCATCTACAAGAGTGCAATTTTTCCACCAATGTGGTGTTAAAGTATTACCCCATTTATCTTTATACGTAAAATTCTTATCTTGTTCTGCTTGAAATAATGTAGGATATACTTTTCTATTCTCATATACATCAGTCCATCTATTATTATCGGCATAGTACATAGTGCCTATGCCAGCAATTTTACTCTGTTTTGTTATATGATATGCCATGATTATTTTAAGTTGTAATTAACAACACATCTAATATTATTTAGCGGTTGTTCTGCAGTATGATAATAGGATCCATCAAACAGAACTACTCTACCTTGTTTTGGTGTAACTCTCTGTTGTAATGTGTATGTATCAGATTTAACTTGTTCATTATATATGAGAGTATCACCATCACTATTACAAACATAATATAACATCACAAAATGATCATCTTTTGTATCAATATGTGGTGTGTCTACTGATATTTTGTCAGAACTTATGGGTAACTGACAAAAAGATCTACCTTGAATTACATCTACATTCTCTATATTTATTTTTGCACAACAATTTTGAATAAGTCCAATAAAAAGATCATGAAACACACTTGAAAGTTCACTAGGATAATCTACATACCCATGAAAAAAAGCTGGTCTCAATTGAGAGTCAGCCTTTGCTGGTTTTGTTATATCATGAGTAAGATACCAAGGAAAATCATATCCTTTATATTGTCTATCACCTAATAAAATTTCTTTAATTATGTTTTGATAATCTAAATCAATAACATCATCAAATATTAAAATTTTATTCTTCATGAATCAACCTAATATTGAATGAATAAGATATTCTATCCTCATCAGATTTATTTTTCTCTACTAGATGACTTAAACTAGATGGAAATATTATTATCTTACCTTCTTTTGGATTAAAAAAATAAGTCATGTAAGAATTTGTTTTAAGTGCAAATTCATCTGTATAAGAATCTAATTCTTGATACTTTTCAAAGAAGTTTGGTGTTTCAAAAAGTATATTTCCACAATTTTTTGGAGTCTTAATCCACAAGACCCCAGAAAAATTAGCTCTAGGATGATTATGTTTTACATTAGAATCACCAGGCCCATTTATATTTGTCCACCCTTCAATAATCATTGAAATTCCATTTTCAATGGGTTTGAACCCGACAAGTGATTCGGTAATTATTTTTTTTAATATTTCTGACTTACATTTTTGTATGTTAACTTGGTTTGACTGCCATCCTCCTTCGTTAGATAATTCTCTTCCTGTGGGATCTTCATCTCTACCTTGATAGGATTCCTTTATTAATTGATCTCTATAAGTATGAAAATTATCTATCTCCAAACTGTGAATACAAGTAGGAAAGATTGGTGTAACTTTATAGTTTAAATCCACTAAATGTATCCTTCTTTACATCCTGTTTAATACCACCAACAACATAGGATTCAACCTCTGTTTCTTGTGGTGCCACTTGTAATCCCTTTGAACTAATCCAATGAGTAGTCCAAGGTAAAGGATTATGTGAGGCTGGTATGTCATACATTGGTTTTAATCCAATAGACTTCATTCTACGATTTGCAATCCACTCAATATATTGCGATAACAACTTATCATTCAAACCAATCATACTACCATCTCTGAACAGATATTCTGCCCATGTCTTCTCCTCATTCACAGCCTTTGCAAACATATCATACACGTTACTCTCTTCTTCTTTTATAATATCAAGCATATCAGGATCATCACCTCTTCTCCAGTAATTTAATATATTCTGTGTGAGTGCTAAGTGCTGGTTCTCATCTCTGGCAATGAGCGATATAATCTTCGCCGACCCTTCCATGGCTTTGAGTTCACCGAAAGCAAAAGAACAAGCAAAAGAAACGTAAAAACGAATACCTTCCAAGATGTTGACGTTGGCAACAGCTCTGTAAAGGGATCTCTTGAGTTCTTTAATTTCCCACATTCCTGTTGGACTTTGTTTCCATCCATCCTTCCACATATTACCAGTTCCCCATAGTTGAGCCTGATTTATAAAGTCATCATATGCACCAGTAACACTTCTAGCTCTCGATAATATATTCTCATCATCTAATATCGTATCAAACACCTCATCAGGGTTAGGATATACATTCTTTATGATATATGTGTAGGAACGTGAGTGTATCATCTCCATAAATGACCAGACTTCCATACATGCCTCTAGTTCTGGTATCGAACAATACGGAATAAAGGCCATGCCAGGAGCTCTACCTTGTACAGAATCCAACATAATCTGATACTTCAAGTTAGAAGTATAGATGTGTTTTTGTTCTGGTCGTAACATTTGATAGTCACCACGATCTTTCTGTAGAGACACCTCTTCTGGTCTCCAGAAATATCCTAATTGTTGTTTTGTTAGATTCTCAAATGCAGGGTATTTGTATGAGTCATATCTTTGTATACCCAAAGGTTGGCCAAAAAACATAGGTTGTTTTTTAGTGTCAACTTTATTAGGATTAAAGACAGTCATACCCTTGATGCTGGATGACTTCATCTCTGCAGAAAGTTTAAATTGCACAGGATTCGCACTCCTCTTCTTTTGTGTCGGTTTGTAATTTATTAATAAGGTTATCTAGATATTCCGTACTATCTTCTTCTACTTCGTCACTCTTCATATCATTTGTGTTCTGATAATAAGATGTCTTCCAACCATACTTGTATGTGGTCAAAAGGTCATTCGCCATCACTTGCATTGGAACTTCATTGTTATCATAATTACTTGGATTGTAACTCCAGTTTCCAGATATGGCTTGGTCAAAGAATTTTTGCATTACTGCAACAACATTGATGTAGCCTTCATTACTGGGCATATCCCATAACAATGTATAATTGTTTTTCAAAGTTCCATAAGATGGGACAATCTGTTTAAGAGGCCCTTTCTTTGATTTTTTAATGGACAGGTAATCTCTAGGAGGCTCGATTCCATTTGTTTCGTTTGACACAACGGAGCTGCTCTCCGAAGGCATTTGTGCGGACAATGTTGAGTGCCTGAGACCGTGTTCCAAGATAGA